GTAGTCCTCATCGCCCACTCCCACCGAGACCAGATGGTCGAGGCCGGAGGCAATAAGCAGGACATCATCGAGGTGGCAGTGTTCGGCAAGAACCTCCCCTCCAAGGTCCCCGCCTACTTTGATGAGGTACTATTCAGCAAGGTCGTCGAGGAAGGAGGTGGCAAACGAGACTTCGTCCTCCAGACCCAACCGACGAGCATAGTCCAGGCTCGCACGCGGTCCCAGATACCGGATAGATACTCCATGCGTGGAGGTTTACCCTCCCTTCTCGAAACCTATTACTCTTACAAAATCTAACACCTTAACTAACTACACCTTAACCTAACACAACGAAAGGCTACACAATGGCAGGTTCACTTATCACAATCGGTGCAGAAGTCCCTGATGAAATCCCTCCCGTGGGCTCGGGTATCCGCACCCTCACCGTGTCCTTCCCCCCGAAGGTCGTCCCCGTGAAGCGGAATGGGGTGGAAGTCCCAGGTTCCTCCCAGCTCCAGGTCGCCTTCAAGGTGGACGAGCCGGATAACCTCGATCACAATCGTCCGGTCTACGATACCTTCGATCTCTCGAACCTCCAGGACAAGGTCCGCCTGAAACAGTGCAACCGAGCCCTGGGCGTCAAGATGGACCCGAAGGATAACTCCTTCAGCCCCGAGGAGATGCAGGGCCGCACCTGCAAGGCCGTGGTCACCCCGAACTCCTGGACGGATAAGACCACCGGGAAGCTTCGGACCAACTCCAAGATCTCGGAGTACCAAGTCCCCGCCTAATCCAGCCCCTACCTAGGTGGGGAGGGTCCTTCCAGTCCAACCCTCCCCACCGCCCTGGAGGTCCCGTGTCAGAAAAAGGCAACAAACCCGACTACGACCTATCCGTCAAGAACAAGGCGACCGAGGAAAGCTGTCGAGTGGGAGCCGGGTGGCTGAACCCTGGTGGCTCGATCTCAATCAGACTCAACCTGCTCACAGTCCTGACCTCGGATCGTGAGGTCCTAATCACGCTCTTTCCAAAGAACAAGGAGTAGAATGGAAACCCCCACCCGCGTCCTCGACGCCCTTAGGTATACTTTACTGTAAAGGTGATTTATGAGTATCGAAGGTTGGTACTATCTGCACACAAACGGAGACCTAATCTACAAGCGAGAGCTCGGCGACACTGTTGCTGACCTTCGTGAGAGCGACTTTGTCAGAGCAATCTGGCCATTTGACCCTGAGAATCGAGAGTCGCTCTGGAACCTTCTCGTTGAGTCATTTGCTCTGGGTGTGGCCCCGCAACGGGTTCACGACCTTGCAGCCAAGTGGGGCTGTGACAATGACGATGCAGTCATCTACGCCGACAGAATTAACTGCACCCTTGAAATGGACGGAGCGTCCTGGTGTGCTACACGCCTCGACTTCATCAACCTCCAGGAGAGTGTAGCCGCCTTTGGAGACTCAGCACTTATAGCTATGGGAGAGCTCTGCAAAGCACTTGGATTTCGCCCCAGTAAACTGTGGGGTGCTCACTTCAAGGACCTACTTACAAGCACAGAGGTAAAGCAATCTAATGGACACCACTAAACCCACCCTCGACGCCCCCAAGGTCCCCGTCCACTCAATCCCGCTGGTCGAGATCAAGGTGGACAAGACTAGGGGTCGGAAGGACTTCAAGAACATACAGGAGCTTGCAGATGACATCAAGAAGAATGGGCTTCACCACCCGTGTCTTGTATCTAGACAAGGAGATGGAACATACCTGCTTGTCGCTGGAGAACGACGACTTCGTGCTCATTACGTCGCGGGACTCACCCATATCGACGCACGGTTTAGAGAGGACCTTACTCCTCTTCAAGAGAAAGAAATCGAGCTCGGGGAGAACATCAACAGGCAAGACCTCACGCCACTTGAAAAAGCCGACCTCTACCGGCAGATAGATGAGCTGAAGAAGAAGCTATACGGTCAGGGTGGCCCCGGTCAGAAAGCCGGTTGGACCACCAAGCAGACCGCGGAGTATGTTGGGGAGGACCCCTCCCGAGTCCGCAAGCAGATCGAGGTGAGTAGGAAGCTCGCGGCCAGGCCCGACCTGGTCAAGCGTATGGAGAACCTCCCGATCAATAAGATTCTCGACGAGCTAGCCAAGGTCGAGCGGTCCGAGCAGGTGGCGGATCAGATTGCCAGGGGGATCATCAAGGTGACACAGACCCTGCTCCTGGGTGATGCCCTTGAGCTTATTAAGGAGGTCCCCGAGGCCAGCCAGCAACTCATCCTCACCGACCCACCCTTCGGGATACCTACGATCGAGCAGTACCGTGAGGGAGACCGTGAAGGGAATGTCTCCTACCTCGCCCAGCTCAGGGACTCCGATAACCTGACCCTGGATGGGACCAAGAAGCTGATGCTGGGGCTGGTCCCGGAGCTTTCCCGGGTCCTCCGCCCCGGCGGCCACTTCTACATCTTCACCTGTTACGAGCTCTATCCCTTCCTCACCACCATCATCCCCCTCCACAGGCTGGCCTTCCAGCAGGAGCTACTCACATGGTACAAAGGGCGTACCACCTCCCCGTTCCTGGGGTACAGATACGCCCCCTGTTCCGAGCCGATACTGTATGGCTGGAAGCCCCTCGAATCCGGTGGCAACGGATACGGCCGTCAGCTCAACCAACCCTGCAAGACACTCCTGGAGTACCCACCTCCTTCCATCCGCTCCCACCCGTTTGAAAAACCCCAGGACCTCCTAACCTTCCTAATCACCAACTCCACCTTCAAGGGTGAAACCATCCTCGATCCCTTCGCCGGGTCCGGCTCCACCCTCAAAGCAGCCAGGTCCGCCGGCCGTCAGGCCCTCGGTTTCGAGAAAGACCCGGAGCACTGGAAGCTGGCACAAGGAGAGTTATCCAAATGACCGAGACCATAACTACCAAACAATGTAAGAGGTGTCGTCTAATCCTTCCAACCACTGACTTTTATAAGGGCCACGCTAAGTGCAAGACCTGTCACACCCTCGTTGGTAAAGAAAGCTGGATCGACCATACCTGTGAACTCTGCGGCCAGCCTTACAAAGTAAAACCTTCATGCGTGCGAAATGGCACCACTCACTTCTGTTCCCTCTCCTGTTCCACCAAAGCCAACCGACTCTCCCGAATCACCAGCGAGATGGCCAAGCTCCTGGGACCCGGTCGGTGGGTCCCAGACAAGGAGTCCAAATGACCACCCCCAAACGAACCTGCGAGCAGTGCGGCCTGCCCGGAGACCTTCACCGGCTCCCTCACGCCCACTTCGTCTGCCGGCCCTGCTTCTCGAAGCGGCCCCTCGCCCTCTCAATCCCACACGACCTGGCCAAAGACTTCCTCCGAGCCACCACCCAGGGCGAGCGTCCGAACGAGATCATATCCAATCGGCACGAGGGTGGCTCGATCTCCCAGATCCGTTCCCTCGTCGAGGACGCTCTGAGGAGACGCTGATGCCCACCCCCGTCCCAGGATACGGCCCCCTGGATGCCCGGATAGTCCTTTGTGGCGAAGCTCCTGGCCACGAAGAGGAGCTCCAGGGCCGTCCCTTCGTGGGGTCCTCCGGCAAGCTCCTCAATGCCATGCTCGCCCAGGCTGGGATAGCCCGGGAATCCTGCTATATCACCAACGTGGTGAAGGTCAGGCCACCTAACAATGATTTTGGAGTGTTCTATGATGACCCCAGGAGACGAGTACCTAAGGAATTTCTTACAAATAGCTGGGGGAGTCTTAGAGAAGAGATTCAGAGGATTAAGCCCAACGTCACGATCGCCCTCGGTGCGGAGGCTCTTCGTGCTCTTACAGGTCGAACTGGAATCGATAGCTGGAGGGGCTCCATCCTTAGTTCCCCCGTGGGCAAGCTCATCCCCACCTTCCACCCCGCCCGAATACTTCGAGTGTACTCCGAGAAATGTATCGCCGAGCTTGACCTGCGAAGGGCCGGGGAAGAAAGTCTCACCTCCACTATACGCCCCCTTGGCCTATCATTCGAGCTCTCGCCCTCAGCCTCCAGGATTATCGAGTTTATTAACTCAGTTCTGGAGCGAGCTCGACGAGAGCCCACTAGGGTGGCCTTCGACATCGAAACCACCGGACACCTTTGCCGTTGCATCGCACTGGCCGACACCCCCACCCACGCCATGTGCATCCCGTTTATTTCAGGGCGGAGCGGCCTTGACACCTCCGTCCCCGGACGGATCATACTCGATGTAGATCACTCGGAGGAACTGAACTCGCATTACTCTCTAGAGGAGGAATATGAAATCCTACGAGCTCTTGATAGACTGTTTCGTGATGAAGAAGTTGAGAAGGTCGCCCAGAACTTCCCGTTCGACACTACAGTCCTCGCACGTGAATTTGGCTTTGAGGTTAGAGCCCTCACTATGGATACGATGGTGGCCCACCATGCTCTATATCCAGAGCTACCGAAAGGTCTCGACTTTCTCACCTCGATCTACACACGAATCCCCTATTACAGTAGTTACGATGCTAGCGTGGATCATGAGACCTGGACATACAACTGCTACGATGCCGTGGCTACTTATCGAGTCGCCGGAGCACTGGATAGGGAGCTGGCTGAGGCAGGCCTGGAGGAATTTTACCGGAACCACCTCCACCCCACCCTCTTCGCCCTCACCCGCACCCAGAACCGGGGGGTGGTCATCAATCAGGTCCTTCGCCAGGAGATGTCTGAGAAGAATAACCGAGAGCTTGAGGAGATCGGGACCCGGCTCAAAGCCCTAACCGGCGAGGAGTTCAACCCCCGATCCTGGAAGCAGAAATCCGAGCTATTCTACCACAGGCTTGGTATGCCGATCCAGTACAAACCTGGGAAGGAGCGGAAACAAACCACGGACAAGAATGCTATCGCCCAGCTCATTAAAAAGTATCCTCAGCACGCTCCGACCCTCCAGCTTATCCTCGACTACCAGGAGCGTGCGACCCTGAAATCTACATTTCTGGAAAAGGAGCTCGACCATGAAGGGAGAATCCGTACGTCCTATAACCTCACGGGTGCGATCACGGGGAGGCTCTCGTCCTCCGAGCCCCTCTGGGAACCTGGAACCAACCTCCAAAATATTCCTATACGCACTGAGACTGGAAGATTGTTTCGCAGACTGTTCCAGGCTGATCCACTCTTTTCTCTTATTAAGGCGGATCTCTCGCAAGCAGAGTTTAGAATTGTCTGCTGGCTTGCACGAATTGGTCGCATTATCCGACGCTATTCAGAGGATGCTGGATTCGATGTCCACCGATGGGTCGCCTCCCTCCTCTTCACCAAGCCCGAGCCCGAGATCATAAAGACCGAGCGTGACACGGCCAAGGTTGCGGTCCACGGAGGGAACTACGAGATCGGCCCAGCCAAGCTCGCCTACACCAACAAAAACGTGACCTTCGCCCAGGCTGACTGGGCTCTAAAACGCTACCGTGAACTCGTCCCCGAAATCCCACTCTGGTGGGAGGAAGTTAAGAGGAACCTGAATGCGACCCGTACTATTCAATCACCCATCGGACGAAGGCGGCTGTTTCTGGATCGGCTTGATGACGAACTGTATCGTGCCGCCTATTCCCATTCAGCCCAATCCATTGTCGCAGACATCATTAACCGTGCTTGGACTTTGTCCGTGGAAACCTTTAACGAGGCCGAATGTTATCCCTGCCTCCAAGTCCACGATGAGCTTGTCTTTCAGTGCCGCACCGAGCTGGTTGCCGGGTATGCCCGGAGGATACGCACTTTGATGGAGTACCCCCTGGTGTTTCCGGGGGTGGAGCAGCCCTTGGTCATCCCAGCGGATATCTCGTGGGGGCCAAACTGGCTGGACCAGACCAAAATCTAACGTGGAAGGAACCCGAATGTGGCTGAAAACTTTCTTAAGGGCTTTGTGGACCTCTGCTCAAACTCAGAGATCCCTCCAATATTTGCACTTTGGAGTGGCGTGGCTGGCATATCCTGTGCTCTTGGCAGGCGTGTATGGATCGACCTGGGACGATTTTCTGTATATCCTAATATGTACATCCTGCTGGTCGCTGGCTCTGGTCGAATGCGGAAGTCCACGTCTATTGATCAGATCACCCGAATCATCACCAAGCTCGAACCACCCCCGAACCTGATTGCCCAGAAAATCACCCCGGAGTCCTTTATCCAGGCGATGAGGGGGCCGAGCGACCCCAAGAAGCTCCTGGCAGAAGTCTGCACCGCCTTTGGATTTGCAGATGAGATGGCGACGTTTTTGAATAAGGCTAGTTATGAAGCAGGGTTGGCAGCCTTACTTATCACATTCTTTGACTGTAAGGATCGCTTTGAGTATCGAACAAAGGGAGGCGGGCGAGAAATTCTTGAAAACGTGTGCTTTGGACTCCTTGCTGCCTCAACTCTTGAGTGGGTCCGTTCAGGAATTCCAGAGGAGGCTGTGGGAGGCGGACTTACGAGTCGAATCATTTTCGTTTATTCTAACTCCCCACCCACCCCCGTCGCGATCCCCACCTTCACCGACCCCGAGCGACTCCTCCTCGAGGGATTAATCAAGACCCTCCACCTAGTCAGCCGTCTCGACGGTGAGGTCAAGCTAACCCAGGAAGCCTGGGACTACTACAAGGAGATATATGAAAAGTGGAACACAGAGGGTGGGGAAGGGGACCCTTACTTCGGTAGCCCCCACACCAGCGGGTACGCTTCGAGAATGCACATTCACCTGCTTAAGCTGGGCACAATTTTCGCCGCCAGTGAACTATCAACCGACGAGGGGAATCATATTCTCGTACGTGCAAACCATCTGGTGGGTGCCAGACAGGCCCTCCGAGGAGCCGAGCAACACCTCCAAGTCGTCATGTCCCTCATCACCGCCTCCGACAAAGGTGCCGACCTCCTCACCATCCAGAAAATCATCGAGAAGAGGGGGACGATCCCCCGGAGCGACCTAACCCGCCTGGTGAGCTCCCGGCTAAACTCCCGAGAGCTTTCGGATATCCTAGACACCCTCACCCACGCGGGAAGGATTCGGTTAGTTAGTGATGGGAAACAGACATTTATACAGTGGATTGGATAAGTCATGAGACAAACAAAACTCTGGTTCATTAGTTGGATAATGTACTGTGTCAGCTCTGGGATAGCTCTTGCTTTCCTCCTTGTATACCTCGACTATCATATGTCAGATCTGACCTTCTGGGTTGCCCTGATCCTGTTAGGCTGTTTCAACACCACTCTCTTTGAGTATATACACACTTGAGGACGATCTATGAAAAGCGTAGAGGAATATCCCCAGCACCTGCTAGAGGAACTGAAACACACCCTGGAGTACTACCTCAAGCAGCATCTTGAGCTAGAGGAGACTCCAGAGTTTATTCTAATTCTAAAGGATCGAGGTGGTAATATCAGGTGCAGAGGCCTGGCAAATACTGATGACCTTACAATTACCACCCTGCTAGAGCAGATGACTTTCCTTCTCAAGCATAACAACTAACAGCAGGACGGCCCAAACCCGTCCTCAGAAAGGCCCCCATGTACCTAGAGGTATTCAAAGGAACTGACCGTCAGTGGTATGTCCACCTGAAGAACAAGGGGAACCACCGGGTGCTCCTGACCTCCGAGGGCTACCCATCCTACCGGAATGCCGGCAGGGCTGCCCTAAAGCTCCAAGAGCGGATCAATGGTGGTGAGTTCGTGATTCTAAAGGTCCGGGTCCCAGGTTCCCTCAGGGACTACTAGATAATCCCCCGGAGAGCGAGTTCCCTCACCCTCTCCCGTGCCACATCCCCCTGATCGAGCCTAAACTGTTTCCCTTCCAGCCCCACATTCCAAGCCGTCCGCCTGGCCCGCCAGCAGGCGTTCTGGAGGTCCTGATGCCACGCAGTAACTACTCCGACCAGTGTCCGCTCTGTCAAAAAGACCTTGCTCACCCGTTCCCCGCCCAGCAACCAGAAATGTCTCTCTATATCGCTTGTGAACCCCACCTCGGCCTGCTTGTCCTTATCCTTGAAGGGCCAGGGATATCTACTTACAACGAGTACGCTCGTCCAGGATTCGAGAAGTGGTTCTGGTTCTACCAACCAACTACTTATCTTTCCTTGGATGCCCTCAAGCACACCATACATACCATGACCCGGTATTCCTGTCTCAACACCATAGAGTACCTGGAACGAGAAACTAAAGGTTATGAACCCTCTGTGTTTGATGGACTCCAAAACCTGGGCCAGGACGATGTTCTCCACCATCCCCTCAAGCCCCTCGGCATCCATCTGCCGGAGAACACACCCGACCTCCTTATCATCTCCGAGATCCCCGTCCATGATCCCAATCAGTGGAATAACCAGTATCGGTTTCCCCTGAAACCCCACCTCCCAATCATACCAAACGGACCACTGGTGGGTTATAGTACCAGAGCGGTCCTGGGCGTCCAAACCAGCTGCCTCCAGTGCAATCCTGGGAATCTTCAGCCCGGAACCTACAGATTTGACCCCAGGGACGTGAACCAGAGGATCGTCGCTCAGGATGAGGTCGGGTCCCTGATCAGGCTCAACCAGGGTATCCCCTTGGCGAATGAGCTTATCAGACAGGCCGACAAAGGTACGGTGGGGTGATACGATGGAGATCTTCATGTGTTACCTGTGGGAGCGACCCGGTCGACCAAAGCCATGTACTTGAGGTGGGCCTTCACGACCTCTCGACGTTTCTCGGGGGACTGACTCGCTAGATACTTCACGGTGTCCGTAGAGTTCAGGGGGATGGGGCTTCGCTGGAGCAAGCTCGACCGGAGATTGGATATCACCTCCGTCGGGTCCTTCCCCTTGGCCAAGGCATCCTTAACCCCCTCCCGATAATACTTCACCACGTCGTCTTGAAGCCTATCCCCATCTCCCCTGGCGATGTCCTGGTAAACCTGATAATACACCGGGTTGATGGGGTCTCCACCACCCTGAGGCTCGCGACCTAAGACCTTCTTCTCGAAGGACTGGACTGAGGCCCTGGCCTTGTTATAGTCCACAAGCTCTGGATACGCCACATCATTGATCCAGGAGGTCAGGGACTTCACGATAGGGATGTTCTTCTTGGAGGCCTCGGCCAGTCTGGTATCCAGGTCAAACTTCCCATACTTCCCATATCCCAGGAGTCCACCCAGATACTCCTTGATAAAGTTCACCTGGGGCATAGCCCCCACGAGGGCGGCGTCAAGCCTTCCTCCGTCGAACTTGAAGGGGTCGAGCATGCGTTGGACCCCACCCAGGAGAGCGACCTCTTGGATTGCTTGAGCTGCCTGGTCAAAGTGGGTGTCGTCCTGGTGCCGTTCAAAATTCCCCCTCACCGCACCACGGAGAATCTGGATGGCGGTTCCAGCCCCCAGGGCTCCCGCGAGCAGATACACATTCTGCTTAATAGCTCGCCCAATCTGCGAAGGATCACCCGACCTAACCGCAGTCTTAGTATCTTGGAGCACCCCCACCATATTCCGGGTCATCCCCAGAGCATAGTTGGAGTAGGCAAAGATCATCTTGGCGAGGGGAGAGTTCTCGAGTTTGCTTTTTCTGTACGGAGCCTCAGTATTGAATTCATTGATTGCAATCCCGTTCTGCACGATCTTCCGATAGGTGAAGTCTGATAGCTCGCCGGCTTTGAGTCCCGAGATCTCCTCGGGGGTAAGTCGGAGCCTCCGAGCCTCCGTCACATCCCCTTCCGAGAAGTTCCCTGCCTTCCAGCTCTCAGCCTTCCTCCGATAAATCTCCCCGGCCATGACGTTATTGAATTCCTCGACGGACCTGAGCCCGGTGGCTCTAGAAAGTATCTGGGAGGCGTTGGTTACAAGGTTCTCGATAGGGCGACCTGGCTCACTCACCCAGGCAACCGCGGCCTTGGGGATACCACTGAGCCCCGCGATATCCGACCTCTTAAGCTCATAGTTCTTGATCACATCGTTCGCGGTGCGAAGCCACTCCAGAGGTCCGGACCTGAAGATCAGGTTGATACTCTGGGTCAGGTTCGGGATGGAGGCGGTCACGGTCTGGAGGGCACCGATAATCTTGGAGGTGTTACGGGCGAGACTCCCTATCGGTCCCCTCCCCAGTGCATAGATCGGGATGCCCTGGGAAATCCTCATCACGTTCAGCATATCCTGCCGGTTCCCACCCTCCTTCTCATAGTTCGACAGAAGCTGATCCGCCACATCCACCGAGGCCTTGGACTTAACTCGCTGGATCAGGTCTTGATAAAGCTCACCAATCGGTTGGTCTAGCTTGATTCCCTGGGCGGCCTTGGCCACCTGGACCAGTCTCTTGGCCTGTTTAGGGGTGAAGTTCTGGGGGTCAGCACTTTCCATAGCCCTAATCAGCCCATCCCGCGTGACCTCCGTCGGGATACCCAGGGCTCCAGCCAGCTTCTTGAGCTCCTCTCCACTCACCAGCGGATTCTTGGTCCTCTCATCAAACAGCCCCTTGTAGAAGTTGTATTCTCCCTGAGCCTTCCTATCCGCTGCGTCGGACATGAAGGTGGTGAGTTCTTGTTGGGTGGCGGTTGAGGCACGGGCAACTACCTGAGGGTCCAGGTTCAGCTCCGCGGCCTTGGAGCCTATATCCTGGATCAGAGGCGAGCGGTTAAGCAGCTTCTCCTGCTCAATCCCACCCTCCGCGAGCTTAGCCCGAAGGCTCGTCTCGTCATTCGTGGGGGTGATCCCCAGGACATTTGTTACCTTCTGGAGCAAGGCATCCCCCACATCCTTCAACTTCCCACTTCCCAAAGCCCTCTCCCACCCAATCCCGTGAGCCTGGGCTTCGACCGACCGATGGAGGAGCGTGTAGATATCTGTCTCCAGGAACGGCACCGGCCTCCCATTCGGCCCATCTGGATAGAAAACATCCGGCATGACCTTGATCTCACGGGCCTGCTCCAAGGTCCCGATCATCCGGCGAGGGTCCTCCCGGATTCCCTTAAAGACCTTGTCGACCTTGTCCAGCCCACCCAGGTCCGGGTTTACCGCCAGGATGGCCTTCAGCCCCTCTCGATACGTCCTCCCATCCCCCTGAAACATCGCCTCCATCCAGTCTGGGGACCAGAGCCGAATCACCCTGGACTCCTTGGGCTGCTCGAAGGGTTGGAGGGTTCCACCTTTCTGGGTCTGGCCCCCAACCGCCGTATACTCCCCACCCAGATACCGATTCATGGTGTCGTTGAGGACAACCGCGGGATGATCCTTATAAATCGGGGAGGGGTTGAGGACCCCCGTAGGGTCAGCAGCCCGCCTGAACTCCGTGAACCCCACCGTGGTCCCCCCAACCTCCACCTTCTTAATCGAGCCCAGGTCCTTGAGGGAGCCGTCCTTACTTGCGGCTACAACCACATCACTGATCGGGTCATTGAACACCCCCCTTACTGAGTTGATATAGGACCTGATATTATCCAGGGTCTCTCCGAGCAAGCTCGTGGTGGGTGAAGGCTGGAGAGCCTGGATCATACCATATCCGAAGGACTTAGCGGAGTAGAGGGAGTCTTTGATATTCCGAAGGAGTCCCCTAGAGGCATTATCCAGCCCCTCCATCACGGGGGGTACAACCACATCAGTCGCGGCCCTGAGGTCCAGGGCACTCGGGAGGGCCTCGGAGTTGCTGGTGAGCTTCTGGATAGCCTCGGTCGGACCCAAGACCTTGTGGTCGAGGGGTTGCTCCTCACCCTTACCCAAACCCTTAAGATACCGCGAGCTCAGCCCAAACACGGCTGAAGCCGCCCCCGCACCCACCGCGTCCTGGAGCCTTCGGTCCAAGAACCCCGGAGCCACCGGAGTCCCGATGATCCCACGATCCAACAGCTCATTCCCCGCCCCCTGGAACGATCCAATCAAGGACTGGGTGGCGATAAACCTGAGGGCTTGGCCCGTAGCCCCTGTCCTCTCCGCCACTCCAAGTGCCGTCTTAACCGCACTCTGCGTAAGTGCCGCCTCCGCTCCCTGAGCAAACTTGAAGAGATTGTGGATAGGAAGCACGTTAAACGCAGCATTAACCACACCTTTAACGATTGAGCTCTGCTGAGCCGTATTCTCATCGGCTCCCTGGAGCTTGGCTTCGTCGTAGCCACGTTGGGACTCAATCGCATAGGCGAGGGCTGCGGAAAGTGGGGCTCCGATTCCTGGGACTGCATAGGCACCCCCTAGTAGTAGAACCTGGGGCAGAGAACCAAAGACCCTCCCGACCAAAGCCTTGGGGGAGGTGATCAGATCAAGGGTGGAGTCAACCTCCTGGGGAGCGTACTGGGGGTTCCGAGCCTTGAAGTCCCCGAGCTCCCTGGCCAACCCCTCCAGCGAGAACTTCGAGGCCAGGGCCTGCCCGACATCAGCCGCTCCGTAGGCAAAAGCTCCCGCAGTCTGATCTATAAAATCGGAGGAAGGCCTTAGGCCCTTTTCAAGCCCACCACCCCTCACAATCCCACTCTCCGCAAAGATACTCCCAGGCCTCTGGAAGATAGAGGAGGCAGGAGCCGAAGGTGCCAAGAAGATCGACATGAGTTATTCTCCCTGAGCCTTAAGTGCCACGACCTTCTGGAGGTCCAGACCCAGTACCCCTGCGAGCTTACGGATATTCTCGATCTGGAGGGGGGACAGAGCCCCCGGCTTGTCCACCGCTGCGAGGAGAGCCTCTCGGCTCTTCGACCGCCCGATCTCGGAGAGTAGCACATTCATTGTGGCAACCTGACGTGGGGTGGCATCTGAGGTTGGGACCGAGGCCTCCTGCACCGCATGAGCATCCTCCTCATCCAGACCTGGGAGCCCCGTGTACAGCTTCTTCTTATCCGAGGGGAAGAGTGCCCCGACCTCACCCTGAGGATACCCAGTTTTCTGAATCTCCCACCCAGTGCTTGAGTCAATCGGGGCCTCGGTCACAGCCCTCACTGCACCCTTCTGGGCATTATTCCCAGACTTCAGGGTGTTATCCCACCCCACGGCGTCGAGGAACTTCTTACTCGCGTCATTCGTGCGGGCTTGGAGGTGGTCCTCCAGCCTCTGGAAGATACCGAGCTCGCCGCCCTTTTGAGTCGGCTTGGCTTCACCTTTGGTGGGTGCTGGCTGTGGTCCCAGCCCCGGACCCTGAGCCTGCCCACCCGGTCGGGCCTCACCCGCTGGCTGAGCCTTCTGTTTGAACATAGCTTGGACACCCTCCGCAAGCGTATCATACTCGCTCTTAGGGGCTTTCACTCCGCCATACTGCTCCATTGCAATCTCAGCAGCACTCTTGTCCTTGGGTCGAATACCCTTGAACGCGAGGATGATCTGAGCAGCCGCCCGCTGGCTCACCGGATCATTCGACTGGCCCAGAGTCTGCACCGCCCGCATCAGGTAGTCGTCAGGATTCGCGGGGTCGATCTGATCTGGGAGGGCCTTGATCGCAGGACCCAGGGTTGGGTGGTTGGCGAGGATAGCCTTGGCCACGGGCAAGCCGTTGGGGTTCTGTGTGATCGTAGCCAAGGTGTGAGCGAGAAGCTGGTCATCCGCACCAGCCTGCTGAGCTGCAATCCGCTTATTCTCAGCCTCTTGCTGTGCAGTTCGATTCTGGATCTCGCTGGTGATATTCTTGACTGAGGCCTCAGATGCTGCAATGGCGGCTTGAGTAGCCTGTTGCTGGAGAGGGAATTGTTCCTTGGCTTGAGCCTGGCTTTGTCTCTGTCCTGCAGTCGCAACCTGAGACCCCTCGGTTAAAGCTGTATCCCTCGCAAGCTGGGCGGCGGTGAGCTGCTGCTCCTGAGCCTGCTTCTGAGGCTGGTAAGCCAACTCCCCAGCTCTGATCCCACCCTCCGTCTGCTTGTTGGTGATGTCGGCCTGGAGTCCCTGCCTCTGGAGCGGAGCCAGATCCTTCGCGTTCTGGAGCTCAAACATCTGCAGGGCATTCTGAGTCTTAAAATGCTCGATCTGGAGAGGGAGTAACTCCATCTGCTTCTGTTGCAGAGCCTCCCGGAGGGCGGCTTCCTTCGCCGTGAACAGAGCCTTGGAGATCTCACCGAGTACGTCCCTCGGCTGGGCCTGTGGTATATAATCTGCACCTGGCATGATAGCCTCCTTATCGGACGTTAAAACCACCGGAAGGGTTATAGGGTTGTGAGCCGAACAAGCCGCCTCCACCACCAAATAATCCACCAAGCCCACCATTCAGGAAGCCTAATCCTCCGAAGGCAGTTCCAATCCCCAGGATATCACTCCCAGCTCCACCCAGGGTATTGAGCAGCCCCGGTTGTCGATAGGCTGAGGTCTGTTGGGTGTTGAGCAGGCCGAGGGCGAGCTGGAGGTATGGGTTCGGTGCGGAGGTCCTGAGAAACTCCTGGTACTTCCCACTCGCCTGAGCCTGCTTATTCTGTTGGAAGGGTTGAAGCAGTCCCTCGATCCCCTGGCCAAAGGCCAGAGGTGCCCCAGCCAGATACTGCCCAGCCTGAACCTGGCGATTCGCCGCACTCTCCGCAAGCTGGGCGGCAAGCCCTTGCCCCTGAATCTGGTACTGCCCAAGCTGGGAGGCCAGTTGCCTGGATAAGTCCCCCAGCTGGTTACTGACCGCAGTACCTTGCCGTGAGCTAAATACATTACCGGGAGAGGCAAACCCCTCCTTGATCCTTGGCAGCACATCCTGCTGGAAGCTCTGGTAGGCTGGCTGAGCCACCCCCTTCTGGAAGTAGGAAGAGATGGCCCCTGGGCTCACATCATACGAGGGCTTACCGCTCAGGGCCGGCCCCAGATACTGCTGGAGCGTGGCCATCGGGTTATACCCCTGAAGCAGCTGTCTAACCGCACTATACCCCTGGTCCAGCCCCGGCACTATCTGGCCCGGATACCCCTGGACCTGCTGCCCCAACAGCCCGCCCGTTCCCCCCGGTCCCAGCAGTAGCTGGGTCAACGCCTGGTTGATCTGTTCCTGGCTGTCGCTGAGGGTCGAGGCCACCTTCGGCTTCCCCGTCCCGAGTAAATCCTGTAGGAATCCCATCTGGAGCTCCCAGTGAAATTTGATAGGTTGTGCTGAAGGGCTGGAGGTTCAGGCCAGGGATTTTTTGATCCTTCCCAGCGAGTATCTCCACCCGTATACTCTCCCTCCCGAGGGACTCAACCCACTCGGTGAGGTGTTCAACTAGCTCTAGGCGTGGCTTTTCAGGCCACATCTGGAGGACATCTACCCAGGCCCGAGCTGGGTGGGCAAAGGCTATGACGAATGAGATAAAGTTCGGGTCCTTCGCATCCTTTGGATACTCATACATCACCCCCACGAAGGTTCCTAGAGGTACCTTCCGAACCATCTCCTTAACTGTCTCCTTGAATTCCTGAGGGTCTCCGCCCAGCGGGTGTGCAAGCTTCCCATCCAGGTAATCCAGCGTCCCCGCATCCGTAACTCTTACGATTCTCATACTATACTCCTGCGGAGGTAAAGACTTCGTTCCACCGGTCCCACATCCTCTGCTCATCCATCAGGTCCTCGACAGACTTCCTAGCCGCATGAAGAACCTGAAGCCTAAGGTCCTCCTCATTCGCGAGTACACTCGCGTGGTAGCTTAGTTCGTCTGGGGTTTCACCTAGGAACCCGGTCACCCTATGATGGATCATCTCACACCACCCTCCCACCTTCTCAGCCACGATGGGTACACCCGAAGCCATCGCCTCCAGCCCCACCCTTGGCCAGTTCTCCCGAGCACCCCCATTGACCGGGAGCATGAGGTTCAGGGTCGGGAGAAACTCCTTGGTGCTGACTGCATTTGGTGGGAGATAATGCCCCCAGTCCGGTTTAGGTCCCAGGACCTTCGCCACGTTCTCTCGGACGCCCATAAGGAGGGCGATCTTCCATGGAAAAAGTATCCGATCATAGATCGACCAGGTGTGCCTGGACCACTTATCCAGGTCGCTCCTGGCGAGACGCCCAACCACGAATGGCTCGGTCGGGGTGTGAGGAGTAGGTCGGAAGGGCCACTCGGCCAGGTCCAGATACCCCCTGATCAGGGTCCCACCCCCATAGGTTGTCTGGAGGTTCTCCCTCTGAAACTCACTCTGGTAGATTACCTTTTCAGGGACCGGATTATGGGCGAAGGTCTCCAGCTCCGCCGGCGAGAGGAACGTCATCAAGGGCAGCCAGACGAGCGGACACCTGAGTGTCTGAAGCCTCGGGACAACCTTGATGAATTTCCTGTTGCACATGCTAAGGACCACCGAGTTACCCAGACCCTCGACCTTCTCCAGCCCGTCCTCCGTAGTCTCCACCACCCTCACCCCAAGCCTATCCAGCCTCCCCATCCACTCCTTCTTCACCCCCCAGGTCGGCACCAGGGTAACTCCCAGCCCCCCACCCCTCCAAAGCCTCAGATTATTCCAGAGATGTGTCCCAGCCCCACCCACCTCTCCTGGAAATCCCATTACGAAGATATGTCTCATACACCCGCCTTCTTCCACCTAGAGCCGCCCGGATACGGGCACTTGTACTTCTCGGTCTCCTCTAAGGCAACCAGGGAGAGTACTCCTGATTTATCCTTGAGCTTACACTTGCAGAGGGAGCAGGCAGGTTCTTCCCCCCTCAATCCCAGATACTCACACTCCGAGCAGATCAGGAGCCGAACCTTCCGTCGGGTCTCGGAGACCTGCTCCCCACCCGAGGCAGCAGCCAGGATTCCCAACCCACCCTTCACTAAGTCCTTGGCCCTGAGCCTCACTTTATTCCCGGCCTCCCTGGCCTTTTCCAGCACGACCTGATCCACAGGTGGGCCAGAGGGAACCCACCCTCCATCCACCCAATCATGCCTTCGCCCTGCAATATGTGCAAACTTTATCACTCGCATATAGTCCCTGAGCTCGCTCCCCCAATCCAGTCATCAAAACTCCCACTCCACCCGTCCAGCCATCCGGAGCAGTCCCCTCCCACCGGGAGAACTCGTGCATTTGCCTCGACACTGAAGGCCCCACCTGCGATAGCAATATCGACCTGGTTCGTACAATTCGCACTGGTGGGGATTGCGAGGTTACAGCCCTCCACCGTCCCCGGCCCGACAATGGTTGTCCCAGTCCCGATAATCGTCCCCACAGCATCCTTGAATACATATGCGATCTCCAGACTCTCAGGCACGCACCCGAGTTCACTGACATTCAGGCACCAGCACACCCGGAACACCCCGGCCTCGCAGAGCTCAGGCTCTTGGGCCTCCACCTGGAGTTGACTCACCGCCGTGCAGCACCCGCCCTCTACCAGGCTGGATGAGCTGGAGGACGAGGACGAAGGTGGTGCGGAGGATGAGGGACACGCACAGACTCCCTCCAGTATGATATCACAGTCTGGCGGGTCCGCTGGCCGATCCGGCGAGGGTTCAAACTGCTGATCCACGTCCGAGATCTCGGGACAGCCTCTCTGAGGGTCGTCCAAGGGGTTGCAGGTAGTGACACCCTCCTGAGCAAAAATCGCACGGTTGAGCTCGGCGTTATAGACCCAGGTGTTTAGGACTGGGACGAGGTCGAGGTCTAGTCCACAACTGGTGTAGTACTCCAAGCGGCTGGTCCCGGTATTAAAAAAAGTCTCGTAGATGTAAGGGAGTGGGGAGGACCAAGACCCACCCGTTCCACAGGGCTCGTTACAGGTCGGGGTGGACTGCCAGTAATACACACACCGGGTGAGCTCGTCACCCCCTCCACTACTAGAGGGTGGAGCGGAGCTAGAGGGTGGTGCACTAGAGGACGAGACCAGGGAGGACGAGCTTAGGGATGAGGAGAAGGAGGAGGAGAGATTAACCTCACAGCACAGGGGTATAACCAGGTTGCTTAGAAGCATCTCGTCACACGCAAGCACGCAGATCTTTTTCCTCTCCAGAATCAGGTTGTCTGCCGTGCGGCTCCCCCTCGTCAGCACCACCTGCTCCCGCACATTCAGCCCTGAAATCTGAGCCTGGAGCCTTCGAAGGAAGTTGGTCAGGTCTACGATATACTTCTGCATCTCGGGATCGAGCTTGCTGAATCCCTGGTGCTGGGGGAGCGGGTCAGGGGCTAGGACCCGGCGAAAGGTACTCACTCCACACCCCCACCCTGAAACCAGGCTCTGACCCACCGGAGCTCGAAGTAGGAACTGGGTGAATTATTCCGGAGCCTGATTCTCAAGCTGCGGGATAGTTCGTCGAGTTGGACCCGGTAGCGTGTCCAGGCGGAGGTGAGGTCCACAACCTCCAGGACCTTGTAGGTTGCTCCCTTGTCCAGGGAGATACTCACCTCTACATCCGTCCCCCGAAGGTCCAGTTCAATCTCCAGCCATCTACAAACCACACTCTGGTACTCGCTCGGGGAGACCAGATCCACAGTCTCATAAATCCCATCAATCGCCCCACCGTTGTCTGAGTTCTCGGTGTCGTCAGCGACACTGACCTTGGAATCTGCAAACCCCATGACCCTCAGAGGAAATCCCTTCGTGATCGAGGCCTGAAACCACTCGAAGTTTACATCAGACCACTTTTTCCCGACCAGTACTGGGGAGTTCCAGGTTAGGCTCAAGTCCCTCCGGTAGAACCCCATTGTGGTGAGGCGTTGGGTGAAGGACTGGCGAGCCCAGGCGAGCCTTTGTACATCCAGGGTGTCGTACTCTACCAGATAAAGCAAGGTCCCACTTCCCACCCTCGGAACTGCAAAGTACACGTGGTTCTTGGCCTTGTCCAGGAAGGCGAAGGCTTTCAGCCTGTTGTTCTCGTCCAGGATATCTCGATACTCCCTCGCCACCCGATCCCCGATATCCCTGAGCAGCCTCGTTCCATCAAATACCGAGATATTCTCTTTCCTCATCAGGAGATGAAAAGGTCCGATATTCACGATACCCCGAGGACTTACCAGCCTGACATCCTGGATCAGGGTCTCCCACAGCCACAAAACCTCCCCACCCACATAACTCATGGTGGTGATGGAGTTGTCGGAGTAGATGATTAGGCGGTCGCCCAAGGGCTTGCACTGGATCAGGGGACCCTGGGAGTCACTGATCAAAGCCTCCCCCGAGGTCCCATTCTTGAAATCCACCAGGGAGTCGATATTGGAGTAGACCACGGAGAAGGGTTTTTCATTCCCATCCGTGATCCCCACGAGCACCAGGTGATTATAGAATATCGAAAGGGCCTTACAGGTTACAAAGTTATCCGCAGGATACTGCCAGTCCGTGTGCTGAGCAAGAACCCTGAAGCTCGTATTCGCCCCATCCCAGTAGATCGGCTTGTCCTTCCCGTTGGTCACGATCAGCCAAGTCCCCTGCTCTCCCGTCCCCACCGTCCAGTTGATGATATCGGATTCATCCCCAGTCCAGGGGATGACGTTACCCAGACCAGGCTGCACCATAACTGCACTAACTGTGGAGGTGGCTGCAGAATCTGCCCCTGTGAGATTATCTGAGTTATTAAAGACCCCACTCAGGTAGGACAGATAAACAAACCCCCCAGCCTCCACCATGAATAAGCCCGTCGCCCCAGAGGTGGTCTGTGTAACAATCTCCCCCACGGTGTAGGTCCCGGTCGTGGTGGCTGTGAGCTTTATTCGGTTGGACTTATTCGAGATATCCACCCACACCCCCACGGTGGTATCGTAGTAATACTGGCGGGTGGTGGTGAGGGCGACGAGGTATTCCGACCCTGAGGCAGCCTGGAAGTTCACCAGCTCCATCGGAATACCATTCAGGGTCCCCCCAATCTGCCTGAGGCCCTTCCGCTTGGTGACCAGCCCCTTGACCGGGACGAGGTTATCGAAGGTGGGACTAGAAGCCGGCGAACTCTGAACCGAGGGGTCCAGCAGGTTCAACCCCTCAAAAGGGTAGATCGAGTCCTTCGGGAGATAGGAGAGCCCGGCTTTCACTAGACCTCCCTCCAGAACTCTGCACTCAGGGTGATGGAGTTAGCCCCGGCAATCACGTCATCGGACCTCTTACCGAACCCCGTACCTGTCTTGGTGGCCAGGCAGTAGTGCTGAATCTTGAAGGTCTTGGCTGTGGCCAAGGTCATCCTCCCCACGATCTCGGAGTGGGAGTTCCCATCGAACTCGTCACCCTCGTCATCCACCGGCTGGGAGGTGTTGCTCAGGCCATAGGCCACTGGGGTGTTGTCTGTGAAGTTAAAGAGCCTAGCCTGATTCACCCCCGCCCGATGAGCCATTGCCACAATCCTGAACCTGTAGGTCCCAGCCGCGAGTTCAAACCTGAAATCATTACCGAAGTCTGGAGTGCAGATGGTTCCAGCATCCGAGACCTCGGTGTTGAGGGGGCGAGTTCTCCACCCCTCGGCAGTAAAGGTCCCGGAGGGTCCAGCCCGGTTCTCCTGGAGGAGGACATAATCCTCCGGGATCTGGGAGAACGAGGCGTTGGCAGTGATCTTGGTCCAGGTCATCACGGTTGCGACGTTTTTGAGGTAGTAAAGCAGCCCTGTATCCAGGGTGATGGCAAGACGACCCTCGTCCTCGACGGTAAAGCTCGTGGCCCCATCCGGCCGGAGGACCGGCAGGCTCGCCTCATCATCAGCAATGTAGACCTTGGCCGAGCCCTGGAGGTGTTCACCCCCACCATTACTGGCGGAAGGCACCACGTGCTCTTTCTCCAGTCTCTGGCTAGTCCCTGCCCTCACCGCCCGTATCTCATCATCCCCCTCGGAGATCAGGCCCGAAGGTGCGGGTGAGCTTTCATCCCATGTATCTGCTGTATTTGGCATCTTGTCCTACCTTACTGGATAACCTGCGAACGGGTCCTGCCAGGGAGGTATCCCCACTGGGTTGATCTCAGGGAAGGGCTGGCCGATGAATTCCCTCCCCGGTTTATTCCTGTCACTCTCGATAGCGATCCCCAGGTCATTCCGATATTTGCTCAGCCAGGCCTGGGCATCCGTGTACTGTTGCACCGCCATAAACACGTTGTAGGTAGCATAGGCGATGAGGGCTTGGTCTATCCCCTGGATCAGGCACTCCTGGGTGTCCAGTGTCAGCTCCGGGGATTTCTGCACGGACGTGATCGAGAAGGTGTAGTCCGCATCCGAGGGTGGAAGCCAGTAGAGGTTTCGGTTCTCCTCCCAGGCCACGTTCGGCCTAGCCTGGGAGATACTGGCCACGGCCTGAGGGAACATCCTCCGAACCACGGTCTTGGGCCGGATACACACCGGATACGACAAGGTCCCGTTATTAAACAGGACCGAGACCACCCGGATGGTTCCTGGAGGTAGCGGAAGGGACCAGTCCCCCTGAGCAAACCCAACCTGGGTCTCGACCTCCAGATCCTCCCAGTTGTGGACCCTGGCCACCTCACCCTGAGCAAAGTTCAGGTAGAGATTGATATTCTCGTCCCGGTCGTCACGCCGAGTATTCGCCTTGACCATTTCTCGCAGTTGTGCCCTTGTCAATCCCACAGAGCCTCCCTAGTCCACGATCTTGGTCCAGGTGAACACGGTCCCGGAGGTGTAGGCAGTACACCGATACACGTCGTTGTTGGTGTAGTCATAGCACAGGTCGCCGAGACCTGTGGGTGCATCATTCGCGGTATTCGTCGCAGGCACACCGTCCTTGGTTAGGAGGATGATCTGGCGGCTGGCCAGGGTACCATCAGCGGTCGGGTGATTCCCACCCTTCCCCCCTCGCCCAGGAGGTTTAATCCCCATCTTGGTATGGATTCTCTCAAGTATTAAGTGCTGGTGAGCAGCACTCAGATTCGATCCGATTGCCATCTGGTCCTCGACTTTCTTCTGGTTGACTTGGCTGAGCTAGTGCGGCCTCATAAGCCATCCGCACCTCGCCCTCTTTCTTGATATGGAGCATTCGGAGGCTGTCAGCGTTGCCCCGGGTGATTATCACCCGCTCATGCACATGCCCACACTGGACATCGGCGTCCCCGAGGATGAGCCCACCAGCTTCACGCACGCGGGAGTAAAAACTCACATCATCCGTGATCTTGGTCAGGCCCTCCTCATCCTTAAACATCTGGAAGATGGGACGGGTGAGGTGGGTGTCACACCACTTCAGGTCGATCAGAGCACATCCGAGCCCACTGACATGGATCTCGTGCACCCCCTCCGAGGCATCCACGTTATAATACTGCCCCTTAATCTCCTTCGACCACACGGTGGTGTAGGGATACCCGCGACGGAGGTATGAGCCGGACACCACCCGACAGCCCTCGTTGTCCTGGAGGACCTTGAGCAGCCGGGTGAAGGTCCCGATGGGCAGGATATTATCATCATCCACGAATAGGAGATAATCACATCCCTGTTCCACCGCTCCCTGCCATATATCCCACCGAGCCACGTCGTGAGGCATCCGATTTCTCGGGGTGAACAGGGCGAGTTGCCCCTGCCTTGCGATTTCCACGGCGATAGCCAGGTGGGAGGGGAAAGCCTCCGCACTCACACCATCGATCACGGGTATCCCTAGAGCCACCTTCATTGGTTCTCCTAGATACAGTAGATGAACCCACGCTTGTACCCTGCGGCAGGGGTGGTGGTTGTGGTGACGGCCGCGAGGATCTGGACGGTTCTCCGGTAGGTCGGTGCGGTGGAGTCCCGGACCAGGTGCGAGACCGCATTTGCACCCTTGAGGAACTCGCCCGAGGCGATGTCGGTCCCGCCGGTGGTGGCACCGCTCACGGAGATGGACCCGTTGTTCCCAAAGATCTGGACCCACCCAAAGGAGTACCTGTTCGAGCCGGTTGAGTCGATCCCATCCGTCGCACAGACGATCCCGGCCAGGCAGGTCAGATTCGCCGTCAGGCACTGGTAAACCGAGTTCTCGAAGGTCGCACCATCGGAGAGCTTGTGGTACGCAGCCTGACCCAGGGCCAGTGCTACCACATCCTTGTTCTCCACCCACCGGAAGGAGTCGGCCCCGACGTTCCGAACCGAACCCACCAGCTCAATATCCGTATTCGCACGAACAGCCACGGTGGATGTTCGCCAGACAAGTTTCGATTGCATGTTAGTCCTTTCGAAGGAAGGCCTTGGGCCTTCCTGACTGAGTGTTAGTTGTAGAGCCGACCCATGTGTTTCAGCCGGCTGGAGATGAGGTTGCAGGTCGAGAGGATATGGGCGACCATCTCGAACTGGTTGGGGATGTCCTTGAAATTGGACATCTGCATCCAGTACTGAGGGTCGTACACCCACTCCATATCGGCCAGGCGGAGAGCGAGCATCTCACCCGCCGTCATGTTCGGGGTCCAGACCAAGGGCTTACCCTTGAACCGGAGAACCTCGAATCCGAGGTCGAGCAGGGCTCCCGCCCCACCCTTCACGATCTGGCTTTGATCCAGGCCGAACTCCTCGTAGAGCTCGAACATGGTTTGGTCAGTGAGCCACAGGTCCGGGTAGTTCTTGTTCGCACCGCAGGTGTTGTTCAGGTTCTTCATGTCGCTGAGCAGGTTGACCTCCTTGGGAAGGGTCAGCTGCTTGTACTGCGGCTGCCACCAGGAGTTGGACCGAGCAATCCCACCATAGGTTCCGGTGGCCCGGTTGGCAAAGGCCGGGACGATATCGTTAATGCTCTGCATGTGCTTGTGGGCGATCTCGGTCGTGTCCTCAGCCCGGAGGAGATCGGTCTCCTGCACCTGGCCCATCGCATCCCGAGCCTTGGTGAGGCGGTCGCTGATATAGCTCTTGATCTGGTCAGGGCCGGAGTTCTCCTGGTCATCCAGGGTCGAGCGTTGGACCGGGATCGTGAGATACCGCCACCGCCACATAGCGAGGGTCTCGGCCTCGGACTCACCCATCCCCAGGGTGTCACCCTTAACCACGGCCTGGACCTGATCGGTGGGGACGTTGTAGTAGACCGTGCGGGTGATGAGCTTGCCGCCACGTTTGCTGACCAGCCGTCCCGCGTCCTTCAGGGCGGCGGAGACCACGGTCGCATTGAGGATATTATCAATCGCCTGGGCACGGATCTCGAAGAAGGTCTGGACGAACCGATTATTAATCGTTTCGGTATAAACAGGAAGTGTCGTTGCCATTGGTTATCTTTCTGCAGGGCCTGACCCCGCAAACTTAAAATCTTGTTTGTCTAGAGCACGCTGGAGGAGGGTTCGGAACCCCTCCTGGGTATTGGGAACCTTGTCCGGTTTAAGGGGTGGGCGGGTTGAGGAGGTAGAGGGCCGCTCGGTCTCGGTTCGAGGACCCTTCTTGGGGGTTCCCCCGGAGGCCCGAGCCTTCGCAATCAGGTAGAGTTCCTCCACAGAGAGTTCGGGATTCACCTTATTCACCTCCATCATTCCTTGGCGGTGCAGGTCAAAATCCTCATACTTCTCCTGGAGAGCCTCCACCTCTTTCTTAACCTTCTTACCTTCATCCTCCTTCAGCTTCCCTTCAACCCCTTCGACCTTCTGACTCAGAGGACCGAGCTTCCTTTCAACGGCTTGCTCGATCATCGTGCTGACTTGAGTGAGGACATGCTTGGCGAGTTTGGAGGGGGGGAGGTCATCCAGGTCAACCTCGGGTTGGTCTTCGACCTTTGGGGTCGGTTTCTCACCCGTTTCCACCCGGACCTTTTCCCCTCTCTGCTTGGCCTCCAGCACCGCCCGAAAATCCGGGTCGGAGATGAGCTTGGCCATGAGGTTGCTCTCTTGGACCTGGGCCTTGACGGCCTCCAGCTCCTTCTCCACCCTCGACGGCTTCACCGCCTCCAGATCCTGATCCTTCGGTTCCAGATCCTGATCCTTGGCCTGTTCTTCCGTCTCTGTTACTTGTGTATCCTCAGCCATTCAACACCACCTTTTCCTCTAAGCCTTTCGAGGCCTCGGAGCGTGTACGCTCCTCGATCCTCCGGGCAATATTAAGTTCCCTTTGTTTGATACGCTGCTCTAGGTGGAGGGTTCTCTCGATCATCCCTACGTCCTTGACGAGGAGTGGGAGGGAGCCCTCCGCGATCTCTAAACTACGCACGAACCACTGACCCCTTACGTTTTCCAGCACAATACGCTTACTCCACTTGGCCGGCTCTTCTAATGAGCCCAGGATTATCTCACTCATAGTAATGCTCCGAGTTCGTACTTCTTTTCCTTGGCATAGGCCCGGAGCTCCCTTTTATTCTGGAAAGTCCGGGGGTTCTCCTCCACGTGTTCCAGGGTGATCGGGTAGTCCGTGTCCACAAAGGGCACGGAGGGCTGGAGCCTAAGTCGGCCCACCCGACAGCCCTTGCATCGCCGCACCTTGTGGCAGTCCGCCATCCTGCGAAACTCCTCCACCACCTTCCTGCACTCCTTGTTGCTGCATTTGTAGCTGTAAAGCGGCACGTGGGTCTCCCTCTAGGACTCCAGGTCGGAATATCTGTGAGAACGACACATCGTTGAAGGCATTGGCCAGGTACCTCCGTAGCTGGATCGGGTCCACCGCCGGGTCCTGAATCATCTGAGCGTACATCCCCATAGCCTCTTGCTTCCGAGCCTGGAGACTCTTCACCGGGCTCTCGGAGAAGGAGATAGTATAGGAATACTCCCCCTTGAGCTGAGGGCCGACGAAGGTGAGCCAGGTTGGAACCCCGTCCGGGCCGAGTACGTCGATGACCCGTGGGGACCTCCAGAACTCAATCAGCATTGGGTTGATCTTGCAGAAGGCATCCACGTAGAGGGATTCGATCCCACCGGCCCTCCTAGAGGTCCTGAGCTGTGAGTTCCGATCCACGATCCCCGCTTCCGTGGCAGAACGCCGCCCAGTCTGCTCGTACTCCCCGGCCTGGTTCCTCGACATCCCGATCACCTCACGAGAGTTCCTCCGGACCTGCTCAGCCTCCAGGTATATCTGGGGGTTCTGGCTCTGCTGGAATACCTTCACGACCTTGTCCAGGTCGAACCCGCCCTTGACCTTGACGGCAGCACCTACAGTCGCGGAGAGGAGCTTAACCAGCTCATGCTCATCTATCGAACCGTCTTGGAACAGGAGCTTCATGGTGTTCAGCCGACGCTGCTTGGTGGACTGGATGGTGATATCACTGAGTTCGTACTGGGCCTGGCGGAGATACGTCGCATCTGGGGTTCGCCAGATGGACCGTGCGGCTGGGGTGAACCCAATCTCCACGAAAGGTAGCCCATTGATCTGGAGGGCGTCATCCTCGTTCCGGAGGAACTCATCCCACCCGGTAGCTATGACAAAGACCTTACCCGTGCGACGGTCATGAATCTCGAAGAGCTCAATATACTCACTCTTGGTCTGTATATCCGTCGTTCGGGTGAGGGCTTCGCCCATACGGTAGGGGCGGACGAGGCTCAGGTAGGAGTTGACGAAATCCTCCATCGAGATATTCGGTTCCAGCCCGCTCTTGTTCTCATACTTGGGATCGGCCATGATGGAGTCGATGTGGCGGACGATCCGGTGAGCGATCCAGGGGCACCTCTCCAGGGTCAGGGTCCCCCACGGCACAATGATATCGTGGGGGAGCACACTCTCTACCCAAGGCATCCCGGGCTTGGCCCCTCCGAATTCAATCCTGCGACCCTTCCTATCCATCTGGGTGAAGGACATCCCGAGCTTCCCGAGCTGAGGGACACTGACCTCATTATCCGGGCTCCACCCAAACTCGGAGTCGTACCCGATCTTCCAGAACCCCACCCCGTACAGGTAGGCTGAGAGAGTCGCGTGGGAGGCCTCTCTCCGCAGCTTGAGGTCGTAGATCAGCTTGTTATCAATTCGCTCCAAGACTCGTGCCCCCGTCGTCGCATCATACCGGGTAGGCTCCAGGGAGACATATGGATACGGCACATTCAGGGTCGAGAGGAGCGAGTCCCCCGTACTCATAATGATATTCGGCCCGGAGTTATCCATGTTCTCCTTGACATTATAGAACATGGCTTCGTTATCCATCCAGGTCCCCTCCAACCCGTATTTAGACCGGAACTCGTATCCCTGGTTCAGCTCATCCATCCAGTCCTTGACGGTTAGGTCCTTCACCCTGGGCTCCTCCCTTAGTTCTTGATCAGGTCTCCAAACACCTTGTAGCCGAGGATGAAGAACAGGATGAACACGCTCAGCATCCCGCCGAATCGAGCTCGTCCTGCCCAGGGACCGTTGTCTCCTGGCCAGTACCCCACCCCATTGATCAGAACCGAAACCACAAAGATAATCCAGAACCAGTTTCCTGCACTCATGGCATTCCTTTCTTTATCGCTCCGACGTGTTGAAGGAGCAGTTCCATTTTCGCGTTCAGGACCCGAACCTCCCCGGACAGGTCAGCTAAGGCTCTCGTATCCTCCCGCCGTTCCAGCACCCTGGACTTGGAAACACTCTCCAACTCCATCAGCCGCTTCTCTGCGACTTCCTGAGTCACCCTCAGTGTCGAGACATCCGTTTTCAGGTTCGCAAACGCCCAGAAGCCCGCGATCAGGACGATAAACAGTTGAATAAGGTCAGCAAAAGTCACCCAGTTCTTAATCCCACGTGCGATACCGCCATTCTCAATGCTTCCCATCACATCCCTGCTTTCTCTTCTCGGTGCCCTTCAAGATTGCCCTTGGCCTGTTCGGCCTCAGAAACCGCTCGATAAGCCTTGCCCTCAACCACACCCTTCGCCCGCTCGTTCTCCCGCGTGGTCCTCAACAGCTCATCCATCCGGCTGTTGATCTGGGTGTGGGTTGCCCTTGTCTGGAGCAAGGTGAGATAGGCGATTACGGCATTGACTATCAGTCCTATCACCGCAACAGCAAATAGTTGGGTAGGGCTCACTTGATCCTCCCATCACCCGTCCCACTGATGACCTCCAAGACTGCCTTGGCGGTGTCGGGGGCAGGAGGCATGGGACCGCCATCCATTGTGCCCTGCATCCGAATAATCTTGTTGGTGTCATCGCTCAGCACCTTGGCCTCTGCAGCCTTAATGGCCGCCGCTTGGGTGACCTGGGTGTTCTCGTTCAGCTTCTGGACGGTCTCCGCGTGCTGGAGCGTGGACTTCTTCCCCTGCCACCAGGCGTTGATGATAAGGACGATCCCACCACAGAGCACGGTTACGAAGGTCCCGAGTCCGGTCCAGTCTGTCCCGAGGGTTGGTTGTGTTGAGGCCATCAGACCACCGCCTTTAGTGCGATCTTCCCAATCATGACGATACCCTGGATGATCTCGGCACCGACGCCGTGGGCCTTGGCCTCCTCAACGAGGAGACTCACCTGATTCTTAATCTCCCCCTCCGAGAGTTGAGGAGCCGGCTCCTGAGCCCCCGCGAAGTAGTCCGTGGGTTCCCACCCCTCAGCCTCCAGAACCTCCAGGGTCATGGGGGTACCCGCAGGCCACCCCTTATTAACCAGTGATTGTTTCGCCTCATCCAAAGTCATGGTGCACCTTTCGTGGTTGGGGACTGAGAATCCTTTGTTTCCATGTAGGTCTGGAGGAGCTCTAAGGCCGCATCTTCCGAGGCCTTGAGTGTCTCCGCGGTCGAGGCCTGGGACTTCCAGTACTCCTGGAGACCACCCAGTAGCTCCGCCGCGTTCAGGGCATTCTTGTTGGCCTGAACCACCCTAGCCCTGGCCTTCGCCGCCTCCTGCTCGATCCGAGCATAGTCCCTCAGCCTATTCTGCTCGATGATATTGATCGCCTGGACATCTGCTCGACCATCCGGCCCGGTGATGCTACGCAGGGCTCGGTTGATCCTCAGATCAGTCTCCACCCGCTGCTCCGCCACCTTGTTCCTGATCAGGGTCTCCACCAGGTCATTCATCTCCTTCTGGTACCAGAGAAGGGAGGTCTGGGCCTTGGCCGTGGTGGCTTGGGCCTGGTCGGTCGAGCCACACCCGGTGAGGGCGAGGGTTAGTACAAGTGCGAGGTACTTCATACGATCTCCTAAAGTTGAGGTAGGTGGGCCAAGAGCCCACCCCCGTCATCCCCTCCACCCGTACCCACAGCCCTCGTCGTATTCGTCACGGCCTGGGTTGAGAAGTTCGGGGCGAGGTTGCCGGCGAGGTCCTTGACCTTGTTGGTCCCGCCCGTGTAGCTGAGGGTCCCGCCCGAGTCCCCCGCGGCGAAGGGAACAGTCACAGGTATCTTTACGGTCTTGCCGCTCACAGTCACCGGGGTGGTCAGGGTCTTGACCGAGCTTGCGTAGTCCGTGTGAGCCGGAACACTCCCGGTATCCAGCAGCTCATCATACTTGACATAGATAAAACCCTTAGTCGCTCGTAGAGCCACCCTCACCGGCGGGGTAGTATCCGGGGCCTCACCAGTTGTTGTAGCACTAGCCGCGTTGCTGAATCCTGAATCCCCCGCTGCGTCCGTCGCCTTGACCTTGTACCAATACTCCGTCCCACTTACTGCTGTATCATCCGAGTAGACCGAATCCAGCACACCGGAGGCGATGAGGGAATAGCTACCCATTTCTGAGTCTGAGCGGTAAACCTTGGCACTAGCCTCGTAATCCGCCGTGTCCCAGGCGAGGTCCACCACCCCATCCCCGCCCGTCGCCACGAGGTTCGCGGGGGCGGTGGGAACAACGTCAATCTCAAACACCGCCCGGCCAATGGCCCAGGTCGCCACGCTGTAATCGTTGCCGGCTCCACGATCAGCCGCCCCCTGGTAGGGCATGTGCCAAGTGCGGAAAAGGAATCTCATCCACGGGGTGGCGGTGTGTTCCTTATCGAATGATCCGGGGATGTTCGAGCGATCTAACGTCGGAACCGGTTCGGCGACGTAGGTGCCGTGAACTGTGTCACAGAACGCGAAGGTAATCACCCAGCGTGCAGTCGAAGCCTGAGCGTCCGATGTAGAGAGGGCAAGGAGGAATTTACCTCCGGGCAGGGCGACGAGCTGCCCACCCTCGATGTAGCCAGCATAGAAGCCCGCCCCAACACTCTTCTCGAAGAGAGTGGCCCCCGTCTCCGTCCAAGTGATGTTGTCAGAGGACACCGCCGCCCTGATGCTGTCGAGTACAACTCCGTCGCCCCGCCAAGCGTAGCCCCCCTTCCAATGCGTCGAGTCGATGCGAATGGAGAAAAGCTGGGTGTTGTAGGTCTCATCCACCCCAAGAGCCATGATGGGGTTTCCTACATTCTTGGTGAACGTCAGGCCCTCATCCGTGCTCGTGGCAAGTCCGGTTCTCCCGTCCGATTCGTCGGGCTTGTATCCTGAGTAGGTACAATAGAGCTTGTTGCCATCCTCTGGGTTGAAGTGGATGCAGGGCGAGCGAGCCACCGATTCATCCCAATCGCCACTGGTCCCGTGAGACAGGACGACGCCGTCTTCTGTCCAATTGTCCAGATCATCAACCGAAGCGTGTGCCCGTCGAATCCTGCTCGTCTTGGCCACGCCGTCGTAGTCAATATAAAATCCAATGACCTTGGTCGGATCGGCCAAGCTGCGTTCCCAGGAAAATTCGCCCGCGTTCAGCCCGTCATGAGCGGAGAGAAGTGCGGTCGTGTTCATCCGCGTCGGCGGCATCATCGCCCGCAAGCCTTCTGGTGTGTGCGTCCACCAGTTCGCCGGGTAAGTAATCGCCGGGGCGGCATTGCTGCTCGTGGTGCAGGCGGTGGGTGTTCCAACGATCCCCGTAACCACATCACGCATATGCTCGATGCGAATGAGCGGAGCGTAGAAGAGAAGATTAGTTGGATAATTAATGGGGCTGGCACCAGCAGCCAGGGCTGCGATTGTCGTACCATCCTGAACCGCACCCCAGATCGCCCAATGTGTTTCATCGCAATCGGAGCCGGCGAACGGCTCATCTGTCTCGCGGCCGAACTGTAGGTTTGCCCCAGGCGTCCCAAAGGCCGTTGTTGCTCCTGTAGTCGTGATAGAGGTCGAGGCCACCACCACCCCATTGACGTACATCACCACGGTAGAGGGCTGGCTCCAGGTGATCGCAATGTGGTAGCGGGTGTTGGCGGTAAAGACCACATCATCGGAGTACCAAACCTCCAGATTGGCGACTGGCCCCGTCGCGTTGCCTATGGCAAGGACCAGCCTTCCTGTGGCCAGGTTCCTAATCGTGAAAGTGATCTTGGTTGGGTGAGCTCCATCACCCCAGGACGAGAGTATCCCATTCGTCTCTGAGACATCCGTCGGCCGCCAATACCCAGCCCACGTCACCGCGGTTTTACCCGTGAGGAAGAGGGGCAAGCCGAAGTCGATCAGGGCGTTGGATGATGCGTCGAGAGTAATCATCTCAGGCTCCTACCGAAACCACTGGACGGCGATGTCGGCATCCCCGCTCAGGCTAAGGACCTTGACGAGGGGATCCCCCACGGCTGGGAGTCTCAGGAAACGGGTGCCGGCCTCATAGATACGGTGGGAACACAGGGTGGGATCGGGTGGGGGGTCCTCGACGGTCCCGACGGTAGCACAGACATCCCCTGTATCCGGCTGGATACAGCACCACCGGGCCTTGGAGCAATCCTCCGATGCCTCGGACCCGATGAGCTCGGTAGGCGAATCATCCGCCACCGTTATCACATCATCTGAGTGATCCACAGGAGGTCCCAGGACCAGACTCCCATCGAAGTTTGAGGACCGTTGTCCCACGGGTCACCTCCACCTTAGTTAAAGACCAGGGGTCCTGGTCGCTCGTACACATCGAATATGATCCCGGCCTTCTTTTCCTCGGCCCGTTGGTCAAACTCCTCCAGCAGCCCATCCAGGGTGAAGAACCCTCGGGAGGAAGGCCTTAAACCTTCCTCTAGCCGACCGCTCACAGCCCAGAGGTCCAGCTGCATGGCCAGGGCATCTGCGAGATCGTCGTTACGACCGAGAGGGAAGACTTCGAGCTCTCCCATGAGCTCTCGCTGGGTGGGCCGGAAGGCGAGGGTTCCATTGTCGATGAGGGGCTGGAGGCCGATAATCCGGGCGTTTTTGGACCGACGGGAGTTCTGGATGGGCTCGACGTGGAAGAAGAAATTCTGATCGAGCTGGGCTTGGCGGAGGAGGTATAGAAGGGTTTTCTGGTAGGCGATGGTCTCAACCCCCACGGTGAGAGTCCCCCACGTTCTGACTTGCCGGAAAATCTCATTAAGTAAGGTCCCCACCGAGCATTTAGCTCGCCAAGTATCCAGGACATAAACCCTGCCCGACCTGAGGTCCTTCCCACACGTCACCACCGCATTATAATCCGGCTCCCCCTTCGAATCCTCCGGGTCACCCGCTGGGTCCACCGTGGTATAGGTCAGGAGGTGGGCGGGCTCCGTATCGTATTTCGAGAACCTCTCCTTGTCAAAGATCATGTCTTTGGATCGGAGGGGCTTATTCATGTAGAGGCAGGAGAACAGATACCGCCCCATCCGGGTCTCGATCTGCTCGATGATGGAGCGGGGGAAGCGTTCAGGAAAGGTGGGGTCACCGTCCTCATCTGGGTGGCCGTCCTTCTCCAGAATCGCCCGTTCATAAAGGAAGAACCACTTCTCGTTCTCCTTAATGTAGGAGATCAGGTCCTTCTCGAACCACCTGGTCCCGATCACCAGCATCTCCGAGGTGGAGGGGTTATCTAGGAGGGGTAGGCACAGCTTGTGGAGACCAATCGCCCGGACGATATCGTCCTTCTGGGGGAGGATATTATCCTCCCCGACCTCAGACTTCTCGGGAGCGACGGTATCATCTTCAATGATTAGATCATAGTGACGTGAGGTAAGCTGAGTCCCAGTCCCTGCACACTCGAAGGTGCCCTCGGGATAGGTCTGAGGGCGTTTAAGGCATAGGGAGTCACTCCGCCAGCGACTCCCCGGTTCTGGGAGAACCTCGGGGAACAGTGCCCTGAGCAACCCATTCGTGTCGAACTGCTGGCGAATCGTGGCGAGTTTGGCCTGAGCGTTCGTGAAGGTGTTCTGGCAGATGAGTATACGGATCGAGGGGTTTCTGAGGGCTCTCCAGATGGGGTAGCCTATGCTCGCCAGGGTGGTTTTGAACCAGCCTCTGGGGAGGACCACCAGCTTGTTCTTTTTAGTCCCGTCCTCCAGGAGCTTGCAGAGTGGGCGGTGGACTGAGCGGGTCATGTCCTTGTTTCCTAGGACCACCTTCAGGAAAAAGTAGAGGGACCCCAAGGACTTGGCTCGGAGGAACCCCACCATCTCGGGGGAGAGGGCCTCACCGGGCGGGTTGGTCTTGGGAGGTTGGAGGCAGGTGGAGGTCACGCGTTGTCCCTCTGGAACAAGTGTTTATTCAGATGCTCTCGGATCAATGCAGTTATCTCCGAAGCATCTGGGCCAACAAAGACGAATACCGAGCAGAGAATCGAACCGTCCTTTATAAAATTTTTCTCAAAAACCTCGGACCCGGCCATTTCGGTCTCCCGAACCAAAAATTCGCAGGCTTCTTCTGTCGTATTCATATTTGGCTCTACTTGGCGATCACAGCTCTTACCGCACAATCTTTCGCCTCCAACAACTTGCGTAGAGCAACTGTCGTCTCTGCGTTCTGTGGGCCGGATGCGACTTGTTCAGCTAACTCACAGAATGGTCTAGACACTAGTTGAAGGTTTACTGGGAGATGGTCGCATGAGAAGAATTGAAGAATTTGCTGAACGCTGGGATGTCTTGTTGCCTCTGGCATACGTCTCCTTAAAGAGGATAAATAGGCTTACGCAGCCTCCACGGCTCTGGGGGCGGGCTCGTCAGAGTCCTCCCGGAGGACCTGTTGGAGGATGGCGAGTTGCTCGATATTCAGAACCGTCACCTGAGTCCCACCCTTCCCAGCCTCCTGCGAGCCGAAGGCGAAATCCAGAACCTGCTTGCAGGCGTCCTTCGAGGTTTTCTCATCCACGGAGCTCAGGGCGATCTCAGCCAGGCGTTCGGCGGCTCCCAAGGAGGCTTCATTCAGGGTCTGCCGAGCCAGGTCCGTATGCAGCACCCTCACCCCATCCACCTTGGCCTCGACCTCCCCACGCCTCCGGGCGATTTCCTCCTGCACTAGCTTCGAGCCCAGAACCAGGCCGATACCTTCTGGGGTCCTACCCATCAGCCTGGCTATATCCCTATGGCTCAGCCCATCAATCGCGAGCTCAATAATCTTCCGGTGGCCTGGGAGGAGCCTCTTCGGCTCCCACTTCCCTTGGAGTGTCTCAAGTTCGGTCATTTGAGGTGATCCTGCTAAGAGGTACGCCGTAGGCCGCCCTTCCCCACTCCCTATCGCCGCCAATCCATTATTCTACGTCTATGGGGGTATGGAGGTATCCAGAAATTTCATGTGCATCAGGGGGTGGCCAATTGGGGTTTTTGGGGGGCCGCCTGGGGGAGGACCGGGGGGTTGGAGGGCGGGGGTTGGGCCGTCCTGGGGATAAAGGTATCCTCATATCCTCTTTGTCCTCATACACGAGTGTACTCTCACATGAGTGGGCCATATGATCCGGGTGCGAAAATTATTTTATTTTGGTCTTGACATTGGACGATGATATGATATGGTAGGGTAACTCATACAAAGGATGGAATCAATGGAATGGAAACGCGAAGTAGTCATTTCCGTAGACGCGGTTAAAGGAGAATCGGTCAAGATCATGGATCGGTTGCTTGCAAGCGGGCTAGGCTGTTTTGCCGTACATGATATGGATGTCGATCCTACACGCATCTACATTGTGATAGAGAAGCAACCTGATTGGAGCCTCGTCTTGCAAGCGTTGACAAAATGATTTTCGGAATTTTCTTGATTTCTCCCTTGACATCATACCGATATGGTGTATGATATGACGAGGGGATTGATTTGGTGGTTTTACTGAAAGGTAGGTTGGATCATGAAGCGGACCAAACAGATTGTCCATTTCCCTGATGGAACGTCCACAACAGTTATCGTCCCACAATTCGCGTCGGTGCGGGATGCCTTAAAGCACCTACCCGAAAATCAGATTGTGGACGCAATCAATCTTGCCAAGAAGCTTGAGAAAATGAATAACGCAAGGCGCAATCGCTACCAGAAGTAGCCTGACAAGAAACGCGGGGTGCAACTCCCCGCCCAGGCTTTGTGGCAATTTCGCCACTACAACAGGGGCATTGCCCCAAAAGGTAGGTTCTCATGCAAAACGTCACTTTGGAAAGTGGCAAGGTTCCGTTCCTGTCCCCCCAGGAATGCAGGACGGCTGGAATTGCCGTCGTCCGCCATCGGACGATGATTGATGGAGAGGAAGTCTGGTCCGAGATTGGCAAGCCGGCCGACGCCGCCCAACTCCTGACATTCTGCCGGGATGATGATGCACTCGTGGCAGAAATGGGCTTCAACGACGCCAAACTCCGGCAGAATGCAGCCGTGCGGCAACCTTGGGCAAAGGCGAAAGCGGCCCAGGCCAAACTGGAAGATGCGAAGCTCTCTGCCAAGCGGGCAAGTCTCCCCGTCGCCAAGTTCGCGGAATGGCAAGCCGCGGTCAAGGCAGGTACGGAACGGGAATTCCTCCTCGCCCTCTAGCTTGCTAGGGGTTAGCGTCAGGCGGGAGTCGCGTCCCGCCACCCCTTTGGTCCTCTTTTTGAAAGGTAGGATGATTTATGGACTATTGGCAAGTAATGGCTGCAGGCCGAGTCGATCTAGTGGACGCGTTATCTGATAGCTACTACTATCTTAGCCCGCGTATCCTCAACCGCGAACAGGCCCTACGCTTTTTTGACCAGATGACACCCATCCACGTCCACGTTGTTCTGATGTATGGGCGAACAGACCAGAATGTTCCCCTGCAGGTCCAATCGGCGTATAGGGTAGGGCCAGCTAGCCATAGGGCCTAGAATCAATTCCTACCCCCCTCCCGTTCCATCCTAGGGGTTTTGGTATCTAAACCGTACCAAAACCCCTCCCCCGTTTATCGGGCCGCAAAAGGCGTCCGTTAGGTTAACTTGGGGTAGCAAAACCCCCCTTGACCTGCCCACCGCCCCACCTATCCGGCGAGCACGCCATGACTTACCGCAAACGACCGTCGGAACGGTGAGGTAGCTTAGTGACCCCCCCCCTCCCCTTCCCCCTCGCCCCTCCCCTTTATTAAAAAAAA